CGGACTCGAACCGCTATTCCTGCTCCCAAAGCAGGTGTGTTACCATTACACCACATCCTCTATATGGTGGAGCCGAGGGGAATCGAACCCCTGTCCGAAATTCCTACATGTTCAAAACATTCTTACGCAATAGGGAGCTTTTTGGCAATGCCTATTGGCGGGTGCCATGAGCTACCGAACAGACCCAGGGCGTACCGAGTTTGGCACACCTCCACCACCTTATTCTTTCAACAGGAATAAGGAAAACTGTAGGACACTCTGGTTATATCTCTTTCCTCATACGCTTACCTAACCAGTGGTGCGTCGTTTTGGTATCCATCTGCTTAGATTAGGCAGCAACCCTCTCTGCCACAAAAGCGGCGAACGCAGGATGAATCATTACAACAGTTTCAACGTTGTCATTTCAATTTTGTTTGAGCCTTGAGGCGGACTCCTGCCTGCGTGTTTTGAACTCTCAAAACCCCGTCGAATCCTAAACGGCCCCATATTCACTTTTCAAAGTGCTTGGTCGGGATGAGAAGAATCGAACTTCTGACCGCACGATTATCAGTCGTGTGCTCTACCAACTGAGCTACATCCCGTTATCAACCGTGCGTCCGTAGAACCTCGTCCATGGCCGATAGGTTTCTGACTGAAATAGCAGTTAAGTAATGAGCTGAACCACACAAACGTCAGCATAACCAACACGGTATGATCTGGTGGAACCAAGGAGGATCGAACTCCTGACCCCCTGCTTGCAAGGCAGGCGCTCTCCCATCTGAGCTATGGCCCCATATAAATCGGAGTGAATTAATTAAACTCTTATCAAGAGTGTGGAGCTGGCGGAGGGACTCGAACCCCCGACCAACTGATTACAAGTCAGCCGTTCTACCAACTGAACTACACCAGCAAAATGAATTAATTAACCCCTTTGTTGATTATAATATAGCAGATAGGGACGAGTTTGTCAAGGGGTTTTTGAAAAATTTCTTGAAAAATTTTTGGTAGCTAAGGTTGGACTCGAACCAACGTCTCCGGCTTATGAGGCCAGCAAGAAAACCGCTTCTCCACTTAGCCATATTGAGGGGCCGGGACAAAAGCCCGGCACCCTTTATGTGTCTCTGATCTCCCGTAGAAGCTCACCGCCCGGACGGAATACCACTCTTTTGAACGAGGGTACTACAATAGCCTCCTTGCTTGTCGGATGCACCGCAGCATGAGACTTAAACATCTTTGTATCAAAGGTGCCAAAACCACGTATTGTCACCTTTTCACCCTCTTTAAGAATCTCCTGCAATTCATCAAATAAGTCATCAACAAGATTCCTTACCTGATACTTATATAGATTGTTGCTTGATCTGGCAACAAGTCTATCAACCAAATCAGCCTTTGTAATCATTCTATTGCTCCTTTGCAGGCCGATAGGTATTGGTATCGAAATCGACATCACAATATGCCTTGATACCATCACAAGTACACACACAAACCATCTGTTGCTGTGCGCCATATATACGCTTTCCAACACAGTAGTCATCCATACCCAAGAAACTGCCTGCCATGACCGTTTTAATGCCCTGTACACTATCTACCTTGTTATGGTGTAGGTGTCCAGACAAAATGGCATAGACTGGTTCCTGAGCCATGGTTTGAAGCGATTGAATCCTACCAGGCGATCCATCATAATCCCCATGCACACCAAGATAGGTCTTTCCCCGTATATCCAGCAAGTACATAGTATCGTCAATCTTACGATAATTGTCAAAGCCTATGTTTTCAAAGTTTTGCAATCTGGCTCGTAAATACCACTCAACCAGATCGTCAAGTCGCTCATGAGGCGATGCTAAATTCTTTTCCTCAATGCGAGAATGGTTGCCAGCCACAGAAGAAAAGTATACATGCTTAAACCGGCCACTTAGTTCCGCAAGAAACTCCGCAACTAATTCTGAAACCCCAACAACCTGCTGAATAACATTTTCACGATTTGAAACAGCAATGGACTTATGAATATTTCCACTTATCAAATCTCCGTTAGCCCAAACATAGCAATTTTCAGGCTTATAGAGTTCTACTATTTCAAAAATTTTATCAAGATAAGCTCGTAGGAGATAGCGACAAACATCAGAATTATAGTAATTCCAATAATTGTCCACATATGCTCCATAATGCAAGTCATTAAGACTGACCAGCAAATCATTTTCTGAGTGCTCAATATAGACTGGTTGATATTCAAGCCTTGGGATAGAACCATCTGCAATAGCACGTTCCAGAATATCGGCATTTTCATCTTGGCGAGCCAAATCACGCACTACCTTATTTAAGGCATTACGCTGATCGAAGAAACGCTGACGTTCTTTCTTGAATTCAAGCATCTTCTGTTCCAGCTCATCCAGGTATGAAGTATCATCTCCTGCGCTGACCGAAGCAAGCTTCTCTTTGAAATACTTCATGACGTTATAGCCAGAATATGGGGTTACATTTGCAGCCTTTCGCAAACTGTCATAATGTACATCAAGGCCAGTTAGTTCAACAATATCCGTCCATTCCAAATCAGGCGGATTTTGTTCTACCTTAATCTCAATGAGTCGCAACCCATACTCATAATCGCTCTCAGTTTCTAACTTTTTATACTTTGGATTCAATCGTCATCCCTCCCGTCTGGTGGCAGAGGGACACTACGACTTATTGACAACACAATATCGGGAATACCATCCCAGCGTTTCAAAAACTCACCCAAACTATATGTGTGTATGGAATCTGGGGTATACTCCGTAATTGTCATATCTTTAGCATCAATCACTGCGTTGGTGAAGCTTTCGCTTCTTACCGCAGTCGCCATATTACAGCTCTCCTTGCTGAATAAGGCGCTGGCGGTTTAGCTCTTTCCTACGATCAAACTGCGCAACAAGCTCTGCTGCTCTGTGATTTGTGCTCGCTATCGCCCTCATTAGTTCTTCACTTTCAGTTGCAAAATAATGATGCCGCTTAGAATCTTGCACCATTGTTCGCGTAACTCTATACTCAGGATATAGCTCTCTGAGGATACGCGCCTCATCTTTCGTCACTGGGATCATATAAAATTCAGTCCTTTTCTAAAAGATGTCTTTGGCTGCGGGAAGTCATCTCGCAAGAGTCATTCCCACAACCAATAGACAGGAGACACCGAATATGTTAGTAAATACGGTTTTCTTCCCTAAAAGGCGCATATCGCATTTGGGTTAATATATGCCGTTGAACAACGCCGAAACTAAAAGAGCAAGGTGGATTTTTGTATGATTTTCAAGCCCTTAAAAACAGGTTAATGCCGTTGAACAACGGGGTAATAGGCATTATACACTTTCAAAAACAAAAGTGGAATTTTAGGCCGCATTTCTGCGTTTTCTCTCTCTATCCCAAGCCTTTCTATACTCAACCTGACATTTATCACAGCGAACCTTCTTCATATTGCGAGCATCAACTGTAAACGTCTCTCCACAGTCAATACACTTGACTACTTTATTTCCAATGGGATGATAAGTGGTGCAGCCTATACAAAGTTTTTGCTGTGGAAGTACAGGAATAAATCTCTCGCCACATTTTTTGCACTGAATAGATCCTTTTGGCAAATTGCGCTGAAGGTTAGCTAAAACCATTTCGCCAAAGCACATCCAAAACACATTCTTGCGGCGGCTCTGTTTGCTGTGAAAAAGGTATTTGACAAGCATATCGCAAATTTGCTCCATAGAATAATCCAACTCTGCAAAACGCTCCAATATGCTCTTGCGCACATATGCAAAATTAGACTCATTCTCATAAAAATTGATTGAGTACCGATACTGCTTTTCAATTTCTCCATACAGCTCAGAAACTTCAGGAGCAACCACGATTTTTGCAGTTGGATTTTGCAGCATATACTCATAATGAAACACACCAATATTCTTGGCAGAGAAAGACATCCGCTTATTAGGTATGATTTCGTCAAGTTGATTTACAACACTGAAATTCGCTCTTTGAACCTGAGTGCTTTCTTTTCCTTTCGCATATCGGAAGAAATAGGGGGCCTTTACGCTTGTAATTTGCGATAGCCGCATATTAATCTCGTCTGGCCTGGAGGGGCGATAAAGTGTTTTCGCATAATCTATCACAAAATTATTCTCCATACAGAGAATCTTCACAGCATCAAGATCTGGCTCCTGACTGTTCCAAATCTTTGTAATATCATTGCTGATAACCCCAATATTGCCGCCAGTATAAGCCGCATGGAGTCCTTTGAATATCTCAGCAGGTGTTACAATAACAGCCCCTGCCTTAGCCATCTCGTAGTACAGAGGAACAATATCCTGCATATTCCGTTCTGCGATTGGCACTAAGAGCTTATCGGCACACACCAGGCTTTTATCCCCATCACAATCAAACTGTAAAATCTTGCTTATCAAATCATGACAGCTCGTATAGATAGCATTGGGAGTAAACCAGCGCTTCGTTACCTGATTGACTACATTGTGGCGCACAGCATGTTCACGATAAAGGTGAGGGGAGCGAAGACAATCCAGTTTATCAAATTGCCGATATAGGCAACAAGACACTTCTCCATCTGCCAACAGTCCTACGGGATTCCGTTCTCCAAGGAAGAGCCATTCACAAAAGGCATAGAGATCTGGCACCAAAAACATATACTTAGCACTTAAATCAAGCTTTGCCGCTTTTGCTTCAGTAACCAGATTCTTCTTGATTTGCCTCAGCATTTCCTTTGTATACGGATCAGACAAAAGTTCAGGGTAAAGACTCAAACACTCCTGAAAAGCATTTTTATCCTTATACTGTGCTGTTGCTCCAAATACATCCAGCATCGTATTACGGTCAGAAGCAATACGAAGAATCTTATTGACTGAGCGGTCCGCAAGAGCTTCAAGCTCATCTGGGGTTATATCGGTAAGCGTCTGGAGCATTTGATAGTTGAGCTTTGCATCAGGCAAAAAGTCTTCCTCTTCATTGCATTTGCCAGCAGAACAACCGTTTTCATAATAGCAGTTGATATACTCCTGCCAGTCCGTATAGTATTTATACATCTTGAACTGGCTCTTTGTGAAAATCACTTGGATATCCTCTGCTAAAATATCGTGTTCTTTCCCGTAAATATCAACTACAATACCGTGATTCTGTCCTGGTTCCTTTCGATCTGCCTCCTTAATAAAGCGGTCAAAAGGGAAAACTGCCAGTAGTCCTTTTACCCAAGGCAAGCGAACCATAGTATTTTTTGCACAGCATTGGGGGAGCACCATCCCACACCCGTCTGTATGAGTGATAGGAATATCCATCCACTTGCGTTCAATTTGATAAGTCTTATGGTCGATAAAGTCCACAAGACCACCAACTGTAGTCTCCATATCATCAACGACTATTGACTTGCTAATTTCAAAGTCACTCCAAGGATCAGTTGCGCTATTACACAATGCCAAGTATGCCAAATACTTATTGATATTAATGCCGCCAAGCTCATTGATTCGCTGCACAGTTAGCCCACACATTAAAGTCTTCTGATACTTTTCCCAAACACGCTCTTTAATGAAAACCGTCTTCTTTGTTCTGATCTGACCAGCAGAAGCAGTAAAACACATGTAACGCTCGCCATTATATGTAAATCCATTTAGAATGAGATCTTCCAGAACATCAAAATAGTATGTGCGAACTACCATGAAATCATCATACAATCCACCAGTGTGCATTCCAAGTGTTCTTGTAAGCATGGACTCGAAAACTGAAATGATATTCTTGTCCACAACATATTCAATACGCAATTGGCGGGTGGATCTATGTTGATGAAGAAGAGACGCAAGCTCAGCTTTCAAAAGCTTGATACTTTGGTTTGTGGCTTTTAACTCGCGGCCAATCTGCTGAACTCGCACCTTATCCCCCAGGCTAACTACGTCATCCTTGCGCATTCTATAAAGAGTACGATACTGAGCCTTTGCCTTTTCTTCAGCCAAATTACCAGCAAGATACCTGGATAAGATTTCTCTCTCAGATTTTAATTTCATCTTCTGCGTACAACGCTGATTGATTTCTACTTCAATTTGATACTCTTCGTCTGTAAAAAAAGCACTGGTATCAAAACTATAAACATGAATTTGCTTATCAAGGCTAATTGTGTTCAACCTCCTTTGGTCAGGCAACCACCTTAATCAAATTCCCAGTCCAAAACAGATGATTTGCTGGATCTTCTTTGAGACAGACAACAGTAGGCTTGTCTTGATATTTCCGGTCGTAGACCACCGTAAATACATCATCCTCATGATCCTCTACAAACCGTCGATATGATTCAGTGAGTTTGTCGTAGTCTGGGTGCCGTTGAATCGCTTTTACATTTAACCGAACTCGATCACCCTCATGTAGCTCAATGGCAGCGCCGCTATTTTTCATCTTCCAATACAAATCCGCAGCGTATGCAGAGACTCCCTTCTTGCGGGCTGACTGAATAAACCTTCTGCGCTCTTCACGTCCCATCCTCAATTCTCCCAACAAATATACTTCTCTGGATGAGAGCGAATTTCTGCAATTCGCTCCATATCCTTTACTTGGTTCACTTCATATATAACCAACCAACCCATATGGGACAAAAACTTCTTTTTCGCCTCAGTCTTGTTCCTTGCCATGACATAATAGAATAATCTTCCCATATGCTCTTTTTTATAGCCAGCATTTACCGCCCACATTTTTTCTTCAACCATACTTACCTCCAATAGCAGTACAAACATCCATGCGGACACCTCGCCTTATGCTCCAATAACTCCGTCTTGCCTGAATAGCACAGACAATGCTTCCGCTGAAATCCCATATCGTCTGTGTCGGCTCCATCCAACCTCAGTAGATTCAGGTCGTAGGCCGATATACAACCACATTGAATTGCTTCTGAAAGCCCAGGTTCAGCGCAGCACTCAATCCGTAGCTCTGGCTGTTCATGTTCCCAAATATTTTTGAGGTTGCTAATAGCCATATTCACTCTATGTAGTTGATCGGCAGAGGGAGAAAAATTAGTGCCATATGGCAAGGGCAGGTTCGCATCTTCAAACCTTTTTCGGCAATGAGGGTACATGTCAATCACACTAATTCGATAACGAGCGAATCCAAGTGCCATAAACCGTTCAATCACGCTATATGCAAGATTTGTACCCTTATTAGTTGGGATAATTGGATCGACCCGAATAACAAGCTTTTCTTTTGGGAAACCTGCGTCAACCAGATTCATAATTGATTTCGCCACATTATGGGGAGAAGGAACGTTTGGCTCCACCACCGAAGAGCCATAGCCTGTAATTGTTGCATGAACAATCAGCTTATCCATATTGGATATAACAGCCTCAACGAACTGCGGAGTAGGATTTTTGGTAATGGCAATTGCGCCATCAACCCCACCTAATTTATCTACCCAGGATAAATCCAGGCCAGCATCCCCAGCTTCAGTAATTCCAATTTTATATTTTGACATTAAAACCTCTTTACTCGTTTGTCTTTTTCAGTTTAATATTGGGAAGGTATTGCCGTTGATAATTTCTCGCAAAATCGCTACCATAGAGTTCTAAACTTCCGTCTCTATTTACCCAAAATACTGTGCGTTGCGTTGCCTTGGATTCAGCATACCAGCCTATTTCTTTTTGCTTAGAGATTGTTAAGAAAGAATAACGGTAGCTCCTGGCTTTATCTATGGCTTCTTTCTTTGCGTCTTTCAGCGTCAAGCTACATGTCTCCTATATCAAACTAATCTTTTATCAACCCGATTTTCCTCTGATGCTCACGGCTCCCGATGTGGCAGCCGTGTTTATGGCACACCGAGAAGATATGGATAAGGGGATACTTGTAAATAAACTCCCCCTGTCGTACACAGAGCATTTGCCCCTTGGTATACACGTTATCGCAAACGATTTTCTTTGGGGCCGCAGCGTCCATAAAAATAATCTCAATTTCCATTGCTTATTTCCACCAAATTAACCTTTCATAAGCTTACTTTGAGGCCACGCCAAAATCCCAATCCTCATCATCAAATGGACAGACTGGTTGAATAGCGTTAGCTACATCTTGAAACAGCTTTTGAAGAACTTCATCAGAAGCTTTTTCATCAGGGACATCAACTTCAAACCAAAATTTATATCTCATAAAATCACCGTTAATTTATTTACCAATTACCAAAATCGGTACTTTAATCTCGTAGCAACGCCAAATCCCTTTGGTGTCATAAGTCATATAGTCCACTCGTTCTTTGCCAAACCAGCCGATTGTTACCTCAAAGCAACCGAACACACCCTGACGGTTCGTTTCACGATAAATAGAATTTTCTATGAGTAGAGTTTCCTCTGTCTTAGCCACACATAGACCTCAGCCGCAATACATTCTTTGCCAGCATAGTTGCAGCTTCTTCCACTTCCATCTTGGTCGTATACGCACCAAATGAAACCCTAATGGTAGATCGAGCATATTCTGGTGAACGTCCCATAGCCGTCAACACATGGCTGGGAGAAAGCGATCCAGCAGAACAGGCCGACGCAGCGGACATGCAAACTCCATCTGCATCCATCAGGCGGAGCAGAGCTTCTGCACCCACATTCAAGAACGTAAGGCTCAAAATATTACTTAGGTGATGTACATTATCAGAATTAACGATGAAATCTACATCATATCCTCTGAGACATTCAATAAAAAGCTGGCGCAACCCCAACGAATACTTGGGAAGCTCATATGACTGTACTATTTTTGATGCAGCTCCCAAACCCACAATTGCAGCAACATTTTCCGTTCCAGCACGATTCCCACGCTCCTGGCCTCCACCCAAAATGATTGGAGACATCTGCTCCATAACCTTACTTTGAACATACAATGCACCAATTCCATCTGGCCCGCCAAATTTGTGTCCACTCAAAGACAGCATATCGACTCCTAATTCCTTAACGTCGATATCCATATGCCCAACTGCCTGAACCGCATCTGTATGTAATAAAGCTCCGTTCTTATGGCAAATTTCTGCGATAGCATCCATGTTGATTTGTACAACACCAGTTTCATTATTTGCCAACATAACTGACACCAGACCTACAGAAGATTTTTCAAGTGTTCTCTTCAATCCATCTATGTCAACAAGCCCATCTGAATCAACTGGGATAATATAAATTCCCATCCCTAAATCACTGAGCAATGAACATTGGTTTAGTATGGCGTGATGCTCTATGGCACTCACCGCAATTCCGTTTCTACCGCTTTTCTTCAAATATGGTGCCAGTCCCCTTAGAGCTAAGTTATCTGACTCGGTGCCACCAGAGGTAAATATCACTTCATCAACCGAACGTGCCCCAATCAAGTTTGCCACACTTACCCGTGCCTCTCGCACAGCATTTCTCGCCGCTCTGCCAGCAGAATGCAATGAACTGGGATTCCCGATTAGATTTCCAGAAGACCAAGGCTGCATTTTTTGCCAAGCTTCTGTCAACATGGGTGTAGTTGCCGCATTATCTAAATAAATCACCTTAAGAATTCACCTCTTTTAACATCGAACGATATTCTTCTGCATTTTCTTTTAAGATATTATTGTAAAAACGCACATCCTCATGTTCATCTAAAGGTGTATAATCATCACACGGCGAATCTCCACCGCATTGCTCACACCAATAGCAGCTCAAGCATTTGTTATTGCCACTATCCATACTATTACCTATTCCTTTCTGGTTCCTATCTGCGCATCATTTCCACCTCTATTCAATCGTTTTAACCTGCCTTTTTCAAGACGCGCTTTCGATGCTTCTATTTGTTCCGTTGTCAAATTGACTTTCTTCTTTGGCCTAAGCCTAAACCATTCCGTAGGGACACGTACTAACATGCTACCATCATCATTAACATGCCGAATATCAACCTCAGAAGGATACTGTTCCTTTAATCTTAATAGCTCATTAATCCATTTGCGTTCACTACTGTAAACGGTAATAAAATCTTCACCAGCTATATGATCTAAAGACGTTTCATGGATATCAACCAATTAACTATCCTCCACCAACTCATAACTTTGGAAAAAAGTATCAGGCTTGCAGGCGTAAAGCTCACCCTTAATCCCACGAATAATAAAGTCTCCCTCTGCTACTACAAGGTCGCCATTCAGTGTTTCAATAAGACAAGTACATTTCCCATTTGGACACCGCTCAATAAATAAGCCTTTCGCTTTCCCACCAGTAAAGCTCTTGATATCATCAAAATTTGACCGTGTAAATCGTATCGCATCAATCTCTGCTGGACGCTTACGATATTTGTGTGCGCTCATTTCAAATAATCCATTTTGCATACTATCTACCTCCAAATACCTACTCAAAAACGCAGCGATTTTAGACTTACAAGCCTCAGCTTTTGATGTGTTGAACCCACCTATTGCAGCACATTCACCATTACAAACCATATCACAAATGCTAAACACTGCGTTACCAGCCATTGCTTCAACCAACTTCTGCATTCCAGTCCTCCGGCTGTTCACAACGACGGAATCTAAACACCCACACCCATGGATTCATGTTCCATCCATATAGGCTCCGCTTTTTATCTGATAATGCGTTATCCCATCGTGCAGCACATGTATCTTTGGGAAAGAGAGAACCAGGAATCCAGATTCCCTCACGGCTAATCTCATCAAGAGTGATATCTTGTAGCCGTTGAAGCCTTATATCTGTAATTTCAAGGAATATCCGAGCCGCACTACGAGGCATTTGTGTTGCTGGTTTCCATCTAATTTGACAGACAGATTCTTGATTTTGGTTAGATTCATCGTCTATTAACCCAGCCCTATACAAATATGTATCGTTTCTTTTTGCCCAGGTTTCTTTAACGTAAACAATTTCGCCAATACAATACGGAGAATGCTGTAGTGGATCGTCGGTGTTGCTTGGGAAAGCAATCAAATTTTTCGCTTCCGAGAAATCCGAACCACTTACGTCTTGAAATTTTAGTGGGATACGAAATTCACTCTTCAAATTTTCGACTACTGCAAGCACATCATCGCTCTTTAACCGAATTGCGTTATACTTCATCTTGCTCCTTTTCATCTAAGTTACATGAGTCCAAATCTCATACCTAACAATTTGAGAAATCAACCCTACTGAAACACCAAACTGTTCCGCCAATAATCTTCTATTGCACTTTCCACCCTTACCCTTTGGCACATAAACCTGCCGAATGTAACGAACCGCCTCTTCAGTAAGTTTTGCCATCCCGTTCCAGCTCCCAGAATACATCCCTAAATGGGAGTGATATCCCAAAAGCACTGGCACGTCATAATCAATTAATTCATGATCCACTGCATGAAAATAGTTTTCTTGACGAGTACACCATTCTAAATTATCCAACCGATTATTCTGTTTGCATCCGTCAAGATGGTTGACTATTTCATAACCCATTGGATTATCTAAAAATGTTTCTGCTACACAACGATGGACTCTAACGTTCAGCCGCTTTCCCTTTACTGAAACACAAGCTTGAAGATAATTATTCGTCCCATACCCAAAAGAGTAGATTCGTTTTGTCTTCGCATTTCGCAGACGGCCTAAGGTAGATACTTCAAATCGCCATGAGTAATCTACACCCTGATATACTGCGCCCGCCCATTCTTCAAGATCAATCCTGTTCTGCTCCAGCATAGCTTCGCATTCCCTGAACAAACATGCGTCGGTTCTCCTGTAACATACGCTCTGTGTCCATGGGAATCCGCTTAGTACAATCAGCTCCAGGACTACAGCCACGCCGTTTGCCTGTTACCAGTAGGTAGTGACAAGCATAGCAGACATACACATCTCTCCAATAATGACAGCCCTCACAGCCAGACTTAATATTTTTGTCTTCCATAGACCCTCCTATAATATGAATTAATTAAAGTCTTATAGAAGCAAATTTGCTTCTCGCTTATAATACTCATTCCGTACAGTGTGAAGAAACTCCAACTGCTGCGCTTCGTTCGATAATTCCAGCAAGACATTCAGTAGCCGAATAACGGCTCTATCGGTACTGGCGATCATCGGAAGTATAAAACAAATCTCATTTCCAACCGCATCGCCATATGTAAGCCTGAGATTTTCAGGAGTTATCAGTTTTGAGGTTTCAATACTAATCTTCTCGCTCATCACTACCTCCACTCGCAAGATCATTAAGCCAATTCTCAAGCAGTGCTCTCATACGATTGCTGGGAATATAGACCCAGATTTCTTCACCGTCACGAATTGCGCTTCGCCAAATCCATTGTATCATTTCGCTCAACGCATAGACATCTTCCTGCACTTCAACACCATAGGCAAGAAAGTAATTTTTCATGAACGGATTAAAGAAAACATTGACACAGTAGGCCAGACAGGTTCGTTTCCGATATTCGTTTGTTGCCCTGATATTGTAGCTTAAAAACCCGTTCGTGTAACCTTTTCCAGTCAACATCTTCTGATAATCCTTAAACGTTGTCCACAAGTTCAACTTTGATGGAGATTTAGCGATATTGTGAAAGAAATTGAATAGGTTATTCTTCAATACTTTCAGCTTAGGTTGTCCGCGTACTTTCTTAGCTCGCTCATACCACGACACAGACAAAGCAAAATTATCATCACCGATCTCGTTCAGTTTCCTATTGTCAACAATATGGATTTTTTCTTTCAGTTCTCTTGCATAATCTGGAACCGTAGGATAGTCACAAAAGTGATATTCGCCTCGCTCATATCGCGTTCCTATCCGCCGAAGCTTAATGCCATTCATATCAAAGTAATATTTTTGAATTTGGGCATCAAACAGATACGTCAGGATTATCACATCTTCAAAAGCCTTAAATATCTCAATTGGAAATGTCCAAAGCATCAGATGATCTTGATGTAGCGTAATATCCCCAGCTAAGCATTTTTCTTTGATTCCAGTAAAGTCCCCATTGTAATCACTGTCTTCCCATTTAACAGAACTATCAGCCGCGCAAGTTATTACCTTTTGATTCAGAAGCAAATTGATATCGTCTTTATGAATCTCGATATTCTCAACGGCGCTAAAAACTTCATCAAGAATCAGCTTGTAGTGCTGCTCTTGGAGCAATCGTAGAGTTTCACTTGAATAAGCCTTGAATAATGCGTGTGTGCTTGCAATATTTACTCCGCTTTCAAGTAGCTGATGAAGATTATTGAGCTTTCCTTCACCAAAATTTCGTGGAGATACAAAATGCCGATCTTCGCAGCTCCTTTTTATGCGCTCAACTTCATTTAGATATGGCGTGATAAAGATGTACCTACTATAGGTGTCGGTGTTCATTAATGTGATAGCGGATTCTGTTTTACCAGCTCCCATAATCACATCACATACTTTAATTTCCACACTTACACCACCTATGTATTTTTCTCTTCCTTTGGAGTAAACCCTTTACAACTCAGTAGCCAGACAGGATCAAAGTTTGCAGGCCAGAAGAACCAACCTTTTGAAAACCCATAGCGATCAGCCGTAATGCCGAGGGCTGTTTGAATGCCAGTGTTTTCTTTATCCAAAATAGCTGGCACACTTGTTCTTACGCCTGGATACCTACAACAACTATGGGTATCCCCAGGCAAATCGCCTCGGTATCTACACTTATAACATAGACTCATTAACACCCTCCTTGTTTAGTTTTCTTCAATGAGCGATAGTAGTAAAACTGGAGCTGCTGAACGTACCCTGCGCAAGAAGCATAAGGCGTAGTATCAAAATGCCCGCCATAAACATCATCTATCAGCTTTTTCATCCAAGTATCAATAGGATAAGCTTCAAAATGTTGAAGTCCATACAGGCAAATGCAATCCGCAACCTTATTCCCGATTCCTTTAGTCATCATAAGTAGCTGTTTCGCAGTTTCATAGCTGTCTGCGGTATGTACTTTAATGAACCAATTTGCAAAATCGCTTGCATGGTTTGGCAAAAATAGCTCGTTGAAATATGCCTCACGATACCCAAGACCTAAGTTGCCGAAATCTGCTCCAATCAATGCTGGAGGGGAGGGGAAGGTATAATATTCAATCCCTCGATCACATTTGTGCGTTCCATACTTTTGGCAGAGAAGGTCAACTGATTTCGCAATTCGCTTGATATTATTGTTTTGCGAAATCATAAAGCAAATCAGCGTTTCCCAAAGTCCCTGGTTCAGTATCCGAATGCCTCCGCCGTATTGAATGGCATTAGTCAGAAAAGTATCTGTATTAGCTACGGCTCCACTTTGTACTAAGGGATACCAGTCGTAGTCTAAACAAAAATACCTATACCAAGTTTGCCTAAACTCATCTTCTGTGCAATGGAACACGAACTGCTCAGGGGTATCAGTTGCGTCTACACGTACATGATGCTCTCCCCAACATACAGAGTAAGATTCTTTTATGCCATCAGACACTGGCAAAGCTGTCATCCGAAAGCACTGTCCGCTATCTGCAATTTGCTTCAAGCTGAAATGTTGAAGACCAGCAACTACAACAATCTCACCATCGTCATCTTTGAGCTTATATAGCCTCATACCATATCACCTCTACAACCGAACCCGCTGAACAAATCCACATTTTCGACAACGGTAGGTTTGATGATGACTTACCTCTCCAAAGAATACGTCAGTCGTTCTGACCTCAGCAAGACATTCAAAATCATGTTTGCAGAACAGCGACCTAAAATAGCTGATAATCGTTCTCATGATTTACTCCCGCATCACGCCGCATAATGGATATCTTTGCTACGGCTCCGCTTAATGGACATGTATAAAAGTCTTGTTTTCTTAATCGCTTCTACTTCGGCCTCATAATCATCGTCGTAGTCAACAACGGTTATCAAATCACCTTCAAGCGTAGAGCAGCCACGAGTAGAATCATAAACACAATCTGAAGGCATAAACGAGACCTGCATAATGTAACGGCCATTGTTATCCTTCATCCAAAGCGTCTCCACATCGCCAGAATTAAACAGATCCATCTCGTAGTTGCGATCAACGAGCACAGTGCCATTTTCAAAGTGAAGAGAAATGTCATACCGCATATCGTGAGTGTTGATGATATTCAAATCCTTAATTGCATCAGCAAAATCATTTCCTGTATTCAGCTCAAATGCAATAGAGCGGAGACAGTCATAATTCAAATCAACCTTGCGTGAAAATGCAATTACAGCATCAATCTGTGACCAATAGTTTCTGTCCAGCTTATCGCAAAGATACTCCCGAATCTCGCTATCACTGGGATACTCAAAGCGGAAGTGGTAATGGAACCGCCCAGGCCGATTGATAAGGTAATCATTCAGCCCATACAGCTCATTGCATGTTACTACGAATAGCTTTTTCCCAGTAGCCACCCCATCAAAGAGACTCAGCAATCCAGCCTGCGGATCAGGCTCATTCTCTCCGGCCTTGATATTGCTGAACGTCTTATCAAACTCATCAAAAAGAACCATGACCTCTTGTTCAATTGACTCAAGATAAGAGGCGATACCAGGAATAAACCGCTCTACAATAATAACTGGAATCCCACGCTGCACAGCTTGGAGGGCAAGAAGCTTTGCAAAAATGGATTTGCCGATTCCCTTATTACCACTCAGAATCACTCCCAAGTTACGATTGAAACCACTGAACGCCCTAAGCACCTTATCAACCTTCTGCTGATGAATGCCGTACACCTTTTCATTGACCGAAAGCGGCGAATGCAATTCCAAGTAAAACCCTGTCATCTTTGCAAACTTTACGGTGTAGGTTTTCGCTGGCAGACAATCATGTGTCTGCAAATTGTCATCATAGATCTCAAATCTATTTCCAATCTGTATTGTTCTCATTATTTCCTCCCTATTCCAGTCTTTTTAGTAAACCCTCAATAGCACAAGCCGCCCTTAGCAGCAAATTGTTATGGCCTAAATTTGCTTTTGTGCTGAAGAAATTGTCTCTCAGCTCATCCGCCAATGCTCTATATTCATTATGAGCAACTGTTGGAACTCGTGTGTTATCTGTTTGACGTTCCGGTTTTACAACAAAAGACCATTCGTAAGCATCTAACGGATCTTCCAGATCAACAAAACACAACTCATTAAGATAGTATCTTTCTCCCTTAATGTGCTCACATGTTTGTATATCTTTCCCGCAGATAGAACAACGGCATTTATTGAACGAACATCCTATGGAAACCTCTTTTTGCCTGCCACTTTTTATCTCAGAAATTAGATTTTCTGTAGCGTCAGTGCGAACCACATAGGCATACGCTTTGAGCCAGCAATAAACGTCTCCAGCCTCTGTAAGTCTTTCGGGTTCACGAACTACTTCGGTATAAAAAATCCTACCGACTTCCTGGCAGTCAATTAAAACCCCAGTCTTTCCGATATACATTTCTGCAAGCCTTTCAAGTGACTGGCTTGTGAAACGCTCAAAGTCCAAATCTATCTCATTGTCACAAAGCCGTAAACCAAAAATGTATACCTCATCTGCACTCAAAGGGTGTGGACTTACCTTGTTGATTTTCTCCATATCTGCGTCGGTTGGAGTACCACGTCGCAAATCCAAAACATCGCTCATGCTACATCCTCCCTATCAGAAAGGACACTCTTTAAATCGCGTTCCTTGCTGACCAACACATACAAATGCCCATCCTCATCAATCTGGCTGGACTGATGTTTATTGGTGTAATCACTTTCCTCATTCCAGGGGAGCAGAATGTAATCCTTACTACCATCTGCGTATGTAATTTCAATGCCAGTAATATCGTCAAATCGGCATATCCGCTCAAAAGCAGTATCTTCACTCTTATGTCCAAAAGAATCATATTTCTGATTGGCAATAGGATATAGCTCTAAAAACAACTCTTTACACCAAAGCTGCTTTGATATGCTATTGCAAGCTATTCGCCCTACATGAGCAGTGATATCAGAGCACCAAAAAGCGCCAATTTGCTCAGGTAGAAATGTCATATCCTCACAATTCTCAAAGACCAGCTCAATTTGCCTAACTTCCTGCATATGTCATTCCTCACATTCCTCTTTTGTTGTAGACTCATTGGACGAAGACAGGTAATGTTCCTTAATATGCCGAACCCACTTAGCATTTACTTCGCTTGTAGCCTTTTCATACGCCTCCCTTAGATCGTCTATACTCTGATGATCCCAAAAGAAGTTGTATCGTGCAATAGGCTCAACATATACGTTTAGTGGAACATGAGAAGTTGCAATACCGCACCCATACCGTGTCTCATCTCCACTCATATTCCAGGATGTAGGATGCACCTCACAGTAATACTCTCCAATTTTCCCCGACCATTTACAATCATTTTGATACCACACCTCAAAAGGTGGGAATTGAAATAACGGCACCGTTAGAACAGATGAACCACTTACCTTTTTAACTCCATCATGGTATCCACGCTCATATGCGTCTTGTACCCGTTTTTCAGCAGATTCACAAACTACTCGCATCTATTCCTTAACCTCCCAAAATTCTGCTTCAAAACTAACGGAGTCCTCTTTAGGCTCATCATTTAGTTTCAAAGATACGAATTTGTATTTTGCATCTCTATAAAATTCAGATGCAATCTTTTTGAAGCTCTCATATGCGTTCTCACCAGAAATTGAACAAGGTAGCACTATCTTACTCATTTTTACATAGCCCTCCAATTTTTGATTCCAGCTCCGCCCAGGCTTCTTCAGTTAAAGGCCGACCACATTTAGGGCAGTAATCCTCGTCACCCCACTTATCAAGTAAATATCTGAATTCCCCATCACCAACCGTACAGCAATCACATCCGCCCCACTGAGTTCTATCCAGTTTAGTGGGAGTCTGCTGAGCGCGAAGAGCGTTTACGGCCATCTCATACAGCTCTTTCTCTTTTCTGAACCCAGATTTCCAACTGGGCCAACACGATTCAAAATCTCTGATTCGATCCTCCGCCATAACTATGAGAGATTCAAACCGCTTAATTGCTCCTTCTATTGTCACTTCGTCTTTTCTTCTCCCTTCGAGCCGAGTTAAGCATTTGAATGATAGTATCAAAAGCTTCCTGCTCTTTATCGGTCTTTTCGCCGCTTCTAAATCCATCTATGGCTTCAAGCGCCAAATCCAGTGCGGCCATTTGCTTTTTGCTCAAATACATATCAGGAGTCCTCCATCAACCGCCTCACTCGTTCGATTTCTTCTGGGGAGTGCGGTGTGCCGCCAGCATTCATCTGAACGTACCATTCAAGAACTTCCCGCTTTGTTTTGAGGTCATTGACGTTGACTTTCATACTATGTCGAATAAGATCTGTGTCTCCCTCAAACTCAGAATACAGTAGCCCGAACACACGGATCTCATCACGCATAAATCTCTGAATAGCTGTAATACGCTGGAGGCCATCAACGCAAACAAAATCGGTATAGCCAGTCTTAGGTCGGCAGATATGCCAATATGGGTTATTGAAGTATAGGATGCGCCCCGTCTTGCCGCCGTGAAGAACAAACTCCAGAAATTTGATTTGCTGTTCCTCAGTCCATACATGGCCGCGCTGAAAATCTGGGTTGAGTTGAAGATCATCCTGTTCAGTCCACTTGTCTATCAGCTCCATAAGGTATTCCCAGGAGACATCAATCTGGTATGAACCATCGCTGATAAATTGTGGTATATCTCTGAATCTCACTTGTTTTCACCGCCTTACAATCAAAAGTATAGAGAAAATGGCGGTATTTCGCAGAATCTATCATATGCAATCTTGTTGGCAAGCCCATGTGCATATTGATCCCACGCTTTTACCTCTTCCTCTGTCCAATCTATTCTGGGCTTTTCAATGAGTATCCCCCTATGCAACAGGCTTACAGTATCTTCGCCGTCTTGCTCCATACCACAATCCGTACAAAGATATCTTCCCAGCGAGTGGCTGCCGTCTTTGAAATTCCCAAGGAGCCTGTGCTTTGTATGTCTATCGCAAGCTCCACAATACATTTCAATGTCCATCACCCTGCCGCCTTTCGCAGTAGATCTTCGAGCGGAATCAGTGGACATGCAGCAAGCCGGGTGTTGCTGGGGTCTTCGATACGACCTCCGCTGCCATTCCATTCAAAGATACGACATCTATTCCAAAAGTTTATAGCACAGTTTGCGCAGACCTCCGGCATCTTCATATCAATGCAAATCATACGTTCACCATCCTATTGTTTTCCTCAATCATTTTCAAAACGTATTCCTTTACTGTGCCATACCACAGAACCAACCCTTGTGGTGTTATTACCACATCCTGCGTGTATGATGAAAGTCTACGTGAAAACCTGGCGATTTTCTTGTCATCAGACGGATTGATTAATTCAATATCAAGACAGGTCGGCATATCTGTATCTTTAAGTGAAAGAAAGACCTCATCGGAATTCGCTATTTTCTCTTCATCGTATACAAAGTTTGTGTTAAGAACTCCACCCGCCAATTCGATCCATTTACTACTACATGGCACATACTGCGTAAACATAATGGTTAGCTGAATCGTATTTGCCAATTTTACTCATACCCCCTTATCTCTTGCTACTATTTGCCCAACTCAAAAACCTTAAAAAAGTTCAAAAGTTCGGAATCCGAAAATCGTTTTAACACCAAGGCGGTGTTAAAATTGATTTTTTGTGCCCCGAAACCCTTGTGGCGCAATGGTTTTCAAAAGTGGCCCCTTAAACATAAAGCATGTATTTTGCAATTCTGCAAAGTGGGCTAAAAAGTTGCAAAAAACGCATTTTTTGAAAATTCTCGTTTTTGTATTACTGTTCCATTGTCTCATAAGAACATGGCCGCGAACGGCAGTCAACCAATGGGACAGTCCCCCTCTCCCTCAATAGATACCACCGTAGAACTGAGGATCAGTTACTACCCTAAGAACCATGTTGTGATAGAGAGCTTTGTCTTCCTCTTCAGTGATTCCCAGGTAGCGCAATGTAACCTCAGGGGAACTATGGCCGAATGCTCGCTGGAGCATCGTGATATCCAAATTGGCCTTATCACAATTGTATTTGTACTGGCTCCATCCCCACGTCTTTCGACATGTATGTGTTCCTACGTTTTGCTTGATTCCGCAGGCCAGCGCTGCTTCCTTCAAGACCTTACGAAAAGTATCCACATGAATACTTCCACCTTCTCTGCTGGAGAACAGGAAATCCTCAGAATATAAACATGCCCCCCGTATAGGGAAGTACCACTCTAAGGCCGCTTTGCACTCCGCATTGAGGAAGACGGTGCGGTACTTCTTTGTTTTGCTTTGAAGAATTTCAATACCATCGGAGGTATCTTCCAGATCTTCGATGAACCGTACAGAGCCATCAGGCCAGAAGAGTTGATTCATCCGTAAAGAAAGAAGTTCGTTTGCTCGGAGTCCGATGTTGATCCCCAGAATAAAAGCAAGGACATATTTTTTTGATTTGTTTTCCATGAGCCAGTTGGCAATGTTGATAATGTCCTCGTGCCGCTTTAAGGGATAGACGGTCTGACGTTCACCTTTCTTGTAGTTATGGGGAGCTTCCGCAGTGGAGCGGCTTGCCTGGAGCTGGTCAAGGATATCCTGAAAAGCTGGTGCTAAGGTCACTTTGTAAGTTGTCGCTTCGGTAGAGTGTTCCATAGTAGTCGCTCCTTTAAAGTGAATTAGTTAAACTCTTTAGAAAGGGAAAACAGCGTTGACTATGGGGAGAAACGCACCTTTCTACTACACTTATTATTATAGCAGAATGTATGTAGAAAGTCAAGTCATTTTGGGCAGAAAATAAATTAATTTCATTCTTTAGAAGAGCTGGTTCGTTGACAGTACGATGGTCAACGGGCTTTTCTGTACCAAGGGTATCATTTCTACTAAGGATTGTCAAGGGGATAATTCTTTCTAAGGTACGATGTTCAAGGGGGTGTTCCCGAAGCTGTTGCCGAGGGGAAATGGGGAATTTTTAGAGGTGTGGAGAAGAGGGTACAGAGTAAAGATTTTAGGAGGCGGGAGGGCTTCAAAATGTAAAGTGTCCCCCGTCTCCCATAGGGGCAAAATGGGCGTTGTTCAAGGCTGATTCTGCATACTCCACAAAAGCAGAACCGGGGCGGGGTGCTCCCCCTCTGCCGTCTGGCCGTCTGGGGCTGTCTGGTGGCCTCTGGGGGTCATTGGGTGGCCTGGGCTGGGCTGGTGCCTCCAGTCGGGCAAGTGGTCAAAAGGCGGCGCTTTTACTGCTGTTTTCCCTTCGCTCCCTTCTCCCTTCTCCCCTCTGCCCTCTCTCCCTCTCCCTGTTCCCGTTCGCCTCTGTCCGCCTCTGCTGGCGTGGGTGTTGGGCTGTCCCTCTGGGCGCTGTGCCCGTCTGGGCTGGGCAGTAGTCCAGGCGTTGCCGCTGTGCGGCGCTGTCTGTTCTGGTGATCGTCTGGGCGGGCTGTGCCGTCTGTGCGGCCTCTGGGGGCGCTCTCTTCCCTCTGGCCGTGTCTCTGTGCGTCTCTCCCTCTGCTGTCCTTCTGGGGCTGTCTCCTGGGGTGCTGGTGCCGTCTGTGCGGCGTTCTGGGCAGGGCTGGCCGGTGGTGCTGGGTGCTGGGCTGGTGCTGATCTGGGGGCGGCTGGGAGGTGTGGCAGGCTGGCAGATGTATGGCAAAATGTACAAAAATAGTCTTGCAGATTTGTGTACTTTTCAAGGGTGAATTAGTTAAATTGTTCTTGCAATATGGGCGGGGATGTGGTAATATAATATTAACGAAAGGGCTTAACTAATTCAGGTTAAGGCCGGGGCGCTTCCCCTGAGATCGGCG